GGTTTATATTTATATATCAAATAATAATTTAAAAGTATTATCTGATAATACTAACGGTGTTGATGAATCTTTAAAAGTTACAATCCAATCGGATTCATTTATATAGATAAATCCTCCGACATAAGATATGAATGGTTTATATCCATGAATGCATGGATTATCTAATATATTATCATAACAGCGATGATATCCAGTATGTTTCTTACTTCTATACTTTTCATCATAGTTATCACTATCTCTTAATATAATCATTGTATCTCTTCGATACCCTGTTTCTATTCCAGGATTATCACTAAACTTCACTATAGTATCTATATTATCAGATAATTTATACATTCATATCAGCTCCATCTAATTTAGGTGTTGTATCTCCACATCCGATAGCATGTAAAGCTAGTCTAATATCAGTAAGAATACTTTGCTTAATATAGTAAGTATTAATCTCTTTTACATATACTGTCTGGTAGAAGTCTTCTACAGCTTTAATATGCTCAGATATATACTTGGATATATTAGTAGCATTAGTATGGTATACTGTCTTTAGGATATCTTCAAATGGAATATCCATTCCACATATCATATTCATTACATCTTCTAGATTAGCATTAATAACAGCAAGTTTCTGATCTTTGTATAGTTTCTTTCCATATGTTGTAGAACTGTCTTTATTTTTCTTCATATCATTATTTATAGTATTATATAGACTAGTTTTCTCTTTTAGTATAAAAGAGGTATAAAACTCTATAATGATATTTCTAAAGTTAGATATTAAGAAATCATATAGATAGAATGCAAGGCTATAATAATCACATGAATCGGTATTATTGAAAACTAATCCATGACTCTTACATAAAGCATTAATTATCTTTACATACATATCATCTCTAAGAGCAGTTGCTTCTTGAGGGTATGTTGTAATACCATCTATAAGATAAGTTGCTTTAATCTGTTGCTCTATAATACCAACAACATTTGGTAGAGATGGATTATATCCTAGAATCCTTCTCTTATAATTATCTTCGATTATGTCTAATACATATTCGAAATCAAAATGACGAATTACAAGAGAAGTATCTCTTGCATTCTTTAAACTCAATATATCATTATTTAAGTTCATATATTATACCTCCTAGATACTTATGATTTTATTATATTGTTTGAGTATCAGTAAAAACTGATATAGGGAACTATCCCTATATCAGCCTTATTATTTAATCATAGAAACTTTTAAAGAAATCATTTGATATAGTTGTCAGACCACTCTGTGCTCCTTCTAGGGCAGATTCATCTAACTGATACTTCCTTGCATAAGCTTCTCTACCAACCTTAGTGGATAATAGAGTATTTAACGCCTGTTGATCTAAAGCCTCTTGTTCTTGCATAAACTGATTATACATCTTTGTACCATCATTTAGTAAGTCTAATTGTTGTTTGACTAGAGCATTACCATTATAGTTCAAAGTATCAGTAATATCAGTAAGCTGAGTTTCAAGGTCGAATAAATCTTCATCGAACTCTTCATCAGTTCTAATAGATTGCTTAATAATACCAAAGTTCTCTCTAATATGCTTACCTTCATACCATACATATAGAGCCATTAGATAAGAGAATACCTGGTCATCGTGTCCTTTAGAACTATGTTCGATTCTACCATTACGTTTAACCTCTAGAGATTCTAACTCTGCCATAATAACTGGCGATACGAATTTATCTTTATGATATTTCATTCTCTCACTTAATATTTCCATTAATTGATTTCTAAGTGCATGAGTATTGTCAGTACCATATACTTTAGTTTTTCTTGTTTGTTTAACGATTCTACCATGGTCAACTCTCTCTTGAAGAACCTTATCTTTAATTTCATAATAAAGTCTACTCTTAAGAGAAGTTTTAAGAAGAAGTGCAACAAGTGAAGAACCATATCCTCCAGTACGCTCTATATTGATAATAGCATTTGGAAGATATTGAGTACAGAGTACATATATAACCTTAGCAAATTCATCGACACTAATATAGTTGCAGTTAAAGTCTCCAATAACAGCAGTTGTTTTAGAGTCTATTATAGTTATAGCACTTGAGTCTCCTTGGAATCCTCCAGAAACGTCGACACCCACTATAGGAATACTGTACTTGTCTATTGAATTATAAACCTTAATAGCAAATCCTCTAATCATTATTTCACCAATAGGTTCTCTAATAAATCCTTTAACTATATTAAGATCTTCTTTTGTAAATGGAGAGTTATCACTAGTAGTACTCCACTCAAGTAGAACCTCTCTTCTGATAGCTGCCCAGTTCTTCTTCATATCTATACAGATTTCTCTAAACCAGTTTTCATCTCTACCAAGCTGCTTGTATGTAAATCTCATATAAACAAAGCTTGAGTTTTGATTCTTTCTAATTAAATCTGTAAGTTCGGCATCAGTAAAGTCATAGAATGCTTCATTAAATTGAGTAGCATTATTCTTAGTATCATATGCCTCTAAACCAGACTCTGTAGTCAAGTCTCCAGGAGTTGTAGTAATTAAGATACCAAAAGGTTTGCCATTTCTACCAGCATTTATACTAGCAGTTTTAAATGCAGGAGTAGCAGATAGATATACAATACCATTGAAAGGAATGAAGGCGTACTCGTCATACCATTGTATAGGTTGTGTACAACCCCTTCCAAGTCCATTAGCACTATCTTTATTTCTAGCACTGGCAAGAGTAGATATCTTGTTCTTATTAGAGGAGTGTGATAGAGTTTCGATAGTATTCTTAGGTTTAAGTTTACTACCATCTGCTGCATAAGCTTGGTCTAATCTTAAGTAGCTTGGTAATGCTTCTCTTAACTCTTTAAGTCTTGTTAAGTTCATCTTAGAGTCATCATGTTTCTTATTTATAAACATGAACTCTGAGTTTGTAGTTCCATAGTTAAATACCCATAGATACCATACAACGGCAGAAATAGTCTTAAAGTTCTGACGAGGGAGTTCCACAAACATATTCCAGTTCTTTATAAAACCAAAGTTCATTGCTAAGTTACCACGGTGTAATTGGTATCTAGCACCGCCACCAACCTCAGCACCCTGAGTTGGTATTCGAACAACTTCTCTTATGAAGTAGAAGAAGTTTCTTTTACATTCAAACATTACTTTAGCTTTATAAGCGGGAGATAGATTAGGATCTCTTGGATCTATATTAGCTAAGTCAGGGTCTAATAATAAAAGAAAGAAATTATTATTTCTTATACCTTTATTCTTTAGATACTGATGCATATCTAAGAATGATTTATTAGCAGTATTCATATGAACATATGTTTTCTGTTGATACATATACGAACCTTGGACTGCCATAAGATGTCGCCTCCTTTATATAAAAGTAATGCACAATAGGGATGTACCCTATTGTGCTAGAGTATCTTTTACATAAATGTTGGCTATTATATTAGGCAGATGGCTAATTTAGAGTCTCATCTATTAATACTGCGAATCTATCTGCCTGTATTACTTTCTCTTTAGGTGGAAAATTCTTACCCTCTTCCACTGTTTGAGTTTTTACTTCTTTCCACTCAGGTTTTGGTTGCTCTTTAGTATTCTCTGACATATTAAACCTCCTCTATATTCTTAGTATATTACTATAGTTGACATTATTGTCTACCATTTGAAGACCAATACTTTCTAATGGTGGTTGGAAATTCTTTAGATTGTCATTAACTATAGTTTTGTAGTTAATATATTGTAGCATCCACTCTGGAGGTTTTGCTTCTGATGGAATAGCTATAACCTGTATACCATTTTTATCATATCCTTCAGTCTTAAGAAGCATTATAGCTTTAGCATATACCTCAGGATAAGTATCTTTAATATTCTCTACATTCTTTGTATTGATATTTACCTTAAGGATATCTAGACCATTTCTTATAGTTAAATCAAAAGCTTCATCATCATCATTCTTTAAAGCATTCCAAGCATAAGCAGCTTTAATACCCATTATACCCATAGGATTATCATAGTTATTCATACTCTTAATAGTATTAGGTTTATAATAATCTTTACTTCCATTTTGAAGACTAAGTATAATTTCTTTCTCGAATATAGCTAATTCTTTAATTACTTTAGCTTGACTAATTGTATCTGTATTTAGTATATCTTCTAGAAGTATTTTCTTTAATCTCTTTTGTGCTTTTGGGTTAAGAGTACTCTTACTTAGAGAAAGACCTTTTATATCTAAAGCACCACCTTTGATTAGATGACCCTCTTGTAGCTCTTGTATCGCTGCATAGTTTTTCTTAGCCATAGTCAACATAACCATCTTAAATAAGAACTCATTCTTCATTATAAGTCTACATGAAGAATCTCCTCGATAACTATTAGTACCTTTAGTATAGTTTATCATTGCTACGTTTATAAGTTTATCCAAGAAGTAGCACATTACATTTACTACAGCATATCTAAAGTTATCTTGTGGTAATATAGATATTGGATCTATAGCTCTTTCCATCTCTATAATCTCATTATTTAAAAAATCATAATCTAATGGAGTATCATCTATAGTAAAAGGTATTATTGGATCTACATCTCCAAATTCATCTATATCTACAATATCAAATGGATCAATGGTCTGATGTTTTAATATCATATCCATATCTTTAGTCTGTTCTTTTACATATTCATACCATGGGTCTAGATGTAGACAGGTACTATCTGTATCCATAAATAGAGTAGCTTGCCTTGGCATATACTTAGCTCTATCGATTACATCACTATAAGCATGATTATAGAATACATATTCTTCTAATACTTCCCACATCTTATCTAAAGAAGGTATTAATTTCTTTGGTGGCTTATTAGGATTTAGATACGGTTGGTCTATAGATACAAGTAATGTACTGAGCATATCTTTCATAAATCTATTATTCATAAATGCAAATAGATTATTCTTATAGAAGATTCTATTAGTATCTTCTTGACTAAGATTTCTAATAATAGCCCATATAATATCTAAGTCTTCTTCACATGGAATATATCCGTTACCACATGTTTCTACAATATGCTCAAACAGAGTACCATGATCTATATTACAATCTAAGATATTATTGTCATTAAACTTTCTCTCTTTCTCATTAAATAAGATATTGTTTATGAATGTAATTATCTCATCTACATCTCTAAACTTTACATTATTGCATAAGAAACTTTCGAATACTACTTCTGCTGTAGATATTGCATTTTGTCCTGACCATGTAATAGATTCTGCAGTATATAAATTATAGAATATAGAAGCTGGACTTCCAATAGTACCATATAGAGCATTACTATCTAGCTTACTAAGAAGCTGTAATAGATTGAACTTATTGAATAACTCTGAACCTTTTGGATATTGGAACATCTTATCTTTATATATACTTCTAGCTTTCATAAACTTCTGAGTCATATCTGTAAGTACATTTACCTCAGAACCATGTTTCTTAAATATAACTCCAGAGGCTGTTACTATTGGTTCTTTCTCTAGAATATATTCAGATATCATAAGAAGATTACTATCTAACTTTTTCTTTTTATAACTATTATCGATATAAGCTTCAGTATTTTTAAATCTCTTTTGGATACTATACTCTACAGCTTCTATCAAATCGTCCTTTAAAATATTTGGAAACTGTATAGACAACATTGGAATAATGGTATTCATATACCCTTCTATAACTTTTGTATTTAGTACATTAATTGTCCCCATTTGGTCACATCCTTAACATATTTGATTAATATTTTGTTTTCATACGTGTAAAACATAATATTAATACTGTAGTGCTTTAATTTAGCACCAACATAATGATAAAGGCGATCTAAGCCTAAATAGCCAAGTAAATAAATTATTAAAGGAGGAAATATACTATGAGTATTTTTGGAAGTTCTATTATTGAAGGTACTGATAACTTTGAAATAGATGAAGTTACCAATGCCATAATGGAGTCTTATATCTGTGAAGATATCATGGCTTTATCAGAAAGCGAATTTGAGGAATACAAACAATCTGATGAGTATAAAGCTCTTGTAGAAGCTAATATCATCGGAAAAGGTACATTTGTAAGATTGTCAAGAAAAGATGACCTTAGAAGAAGAAAGAGATTAGCTGCACTTCAAATTGGAGTACAGAAGAATGATCCTCTTGTAAAAGCTCTTGCTAAGATCAGAGTTAAGGAAAGAGAAATTATGAATAAGCTAGAAACTAAGTATGGTAACATGGCTGAAAGACAACAAAGGATTGCTCAAAGAGAGTATATCAAGAAAGTTCCTAATCTACGTAAGCAAGGTGTAAAAACACTTACTGTGTAATTATCGGTCTTTCCTTTAAAACTTGCGGTAGGGTTCATTCCCTACTGCAATTTTATTCTGTTCTATAATCATATATTATAATAATGATAAAGAGATTAATTTAAAATTATAATGGAGAGGTGAATAAATTATATGCTAATCAATTACAATAACTATGGAATATTTGGGGATATGTTAAAGACTGGGCAATGGAGAGTAAGTGCTTCAGAGTTAACATTAAGAAATGTAAATGAGCATTTCATATGGATATTAAATATCTTTAGAGATGGAATTGAATTACCAGAACTGAGTAAGATATTTATTACAGTATCGTTTGACAATGGAATAGAAATACCTCTATCACTACATGATTATATGCTAAACTTAATTATGTGGAGAGGGGTTCTTGGTACTAATCAAAAGCTTCAACCTGGACATATATTCTTCGAAGAAGTAATGAATCGAAAGAATATTAAACAGTATGTAGATAGATTGGTAATAGATCCAAATAGAAGTAAGTTCTCTAATATTCAAATGAATAATATTAATGCGAGAACTCTAAGTGGATTAAGATTTGTAAATGATTTTGCTTTATATCTTGCTAATACAATAAACTTAGAGGATGATATAAGGCTGATGAGAGATGACCCTAGAGCATGGGAAATTCTTCACACATCATTAGCTCATGTTCCGTTAGAAGAGGTAAAGGCAACTGGTTCTCGTCTAGCAGATGAATATATAGCTAAAGTTAAAACATGTGGTTATCACTGTCTGGCGGATTTCTTCAATGCTAGTGAAGGTATTAACCCTAAACAGTATAAAGAGTATGGAATTAACATAGGGACTAAACCTGATGGTAAAGGTGGAGTATTCCCTGTTATAATAGATGGAAGTTTTATCCATGGAGGTCTTCAAACAGTAGATTCTATCTTTATAGAGAGTAGTGCTGGAAGAACTGCACAGATATTATCTAAGACTAACGTTGGTGATGCAGGTCACTTTGCAAGACTACTAGGTCTTAATAATGGAGATACTATATTGCATAAGGATAAAAACTATATATGCAATACTAAACATTTCCAGAAGGTATTTATAGTTAATCAAAAATTACTATCTATGTATAATAATAGATGGTATAGAGAAAATCCTAGAGGGGTAGAGAAGTTACTTACTAGTAATGATACTCATCTTATAGGAAGAACCTTATATTTTAGAAGTCCAATGAAATGTGCTTCTAAGTCTGAAGGTGCAGGTATATGCTACCGTTGTTATGGTGAACTTGCTCATACTAATAATGATATCAATGTAGGTAAAATTGCTGCAGAGATATTATCAGCTATACTTACTCAGATACTTCTAAGTGCTAAACACTTATTAGAATCTATGATTAAAAAGATATCATGGTCAGAAGGATTTAAGAAGTTCATAGCTATGGATGCAAATATAATGTATCTATCTGATGAATTTACTGAGGGTGAACTAAAACATCTATTCTTGGTTATAGACCCAGATAAGATAGATTTAGAATCAGACCAAGATGATTTTGAATACAATGAGTCAGTACCAGAGTTTGAAATATATAATGCTAAGACTAATGAAGTCTTTCCAATATTCAGTTCTGAAAGTGACGATATGTATCTTTCTGGTGAGTTGAATGATATTATCAGAAAAGATGCAGAGGCTTCTGATGGTAAGATATCAATACCATTAAAGACTATAACAGATATACCATTATTCTTAGTGAAGATTCACAATAATGAAATATCTGCTACACTTAAGAAACTTAAGAATGTTATTAATAAGAGTTCTGTTACATCGCAGTATGATGCAGATTCATTCTTACAAGCATTCTTAGCTTCGATTCTAGAAGGAGATTTGAATATATCTGCTGTACATGCAGAAGTTATATTATCAAATCAAATAAGATCTAAACACTCTGTTTTAGATGATGCTGAATGGGATAATCCAGATGCTGAATATCAGATATTGACTCTACATCAAGCTTTAACAGACAATCCGTCTATTATAGCTAGTATGAAGTATCAACGTCTTGGTAGTCTTCTATATAATCCACTAACATTTAGCCCAGGAAGAAATAAGCCTTCATTCTTAGACTTATTCTTCATGGTTTCACCACAGAAACATTTACATCCAGAATTAGAAACAAAATAATAGAGGGAGATTAATTTCTCCCTTTAATATTTGCTTTAGGGGTGATTGCATTTGCAATTAGATAAGACTACATGTATGAATATTCTATTAAAGAATTCATTTAAAGGAATATACCATTTCGAGAGATATATACGTAGACTATTTAAAGAATATGATAATGTATATATTACATCGGATGATAAACCTATTGAAGATAAGGAATATTTATGTTCAAAGTATGATGAGATTTCTCGTCTAACGTATCACATTTATATTGAAAAAGGTGATAAGAATGAAAGATAAGCTTATAGTAAAACATTCCCATATAGAGATACATGATTATAATATGGGAGATTGTAGTAAATTGGAAAGATTCTTTTCTATATGGAATCCAACCTATTACCGATATGATTTAAAAGTATTACAATATAATGAAGAAAATAGAGTTCTATTAGTACCAAGAGGTATAGATGTACCTTGGTTAGAAAGAATATTAGGAGTACCAGCTACAATAGACTATAAACCAGACCCTAAGAGGATTACTACTCCAATAAGATTTAGATATCCTCCAAGAGATGATACTCAAAAAGAAGGTATTGCTTTTCTACTTGGAGCTGGAGGTTATAGTCTTAATAAAAGAAAATCTCAGTTAGGATTACATCTTAATACTGGGGTTGGTAAAAGCTTCTGTGTATTAGCTGCAACAGCAATATTACAAGAGGCTACAGCTATAGTTACTAGTAGTACAGATTGGCTAGACCAATGGGGTAAATATATATTAGAATATACAGATACGCAAGAATCTGAAATATATCCCATTATAGGTTCTGCTAGTATCCATAGGTTATTAAAGAGAGATGTAAGTAAATATAAATACTTTTTAGTATCAATCCAGACTCTAGTATCATATGCTAGAGATAATGGATGGAATAAAATATCTGAACTATTTCAATATATGGGTATTGGTATTAAATGTTATGATGAAGCTCATCTACAATTTGATGCCATATCAAAGATAGATGCTTATACTAATACTGCTAGAACTTGGTATGTTACTGCAACTCCAGCTAGAAGTTCTGAAGAAGAAGATGCTCTATATAAGGCATATTTAAAGAATGTTCCAAGTATAGACTTATTTGATGAAGAAGAAACTCCACATACAGACTATGTTGCTATAGAGTATAACTCTAGACCTAATCCTGTGGAATTAACTTCATGCTTCAGTAATTATGGTTTTAATAAGAACGCTTATTGTGATTATATAATAAAGAAAGATAATTTCTATAAGGCTTTATGTATAGCATTATATCTTGGACTTAAGAATAAGAAAAAGAATATAATCTATATAGCTAAGATAGAAACTATAGAGATAGTCTACAATTGGATAGTTTATAATTTCCCTTTATTAGCATATGAAATAGGTATTTATAATAGTGCTGTAAGTGAGGATATTAAACTAGAGCAATTGAATAAAAGAATTATATTATCTACAATAAAGAGTCTTGGAACTGCTAAAGATATTAAAGGATTAAAATCTGTAATGAATTTAGCTGACCCGTTTAAGTCAGAAGTATTAGCAAGACAATCTCTTGGTAGAACAAGAGATGATGGTACTTATTATTTCGACTTTATAGATGTCGGGTTTAAGAAACTTAAAGAATATGAAAGAGTAAAGAAACCTATATTTGAAATATATGCTAAGAGCTATAATGTCATTAAATATAATGATGAGCAATTAGATATCAAATATATGAGTGCTTTAGAATACTTGAATCAGTTTAAGATTCAAGTTGTTACTCCATTTATATTCGTAGACCCAACTCCTAAAGATGAACCACCTGTACCATTTATATTTATATAACAAAAAATATACTATACGATGAAGGAGAGATTCTAAATATGAAAAATTTCGGTGGACTTAGAAAAGGTGATAATATAAAGGTATCTGCTAAAGCTCGTGGAGTTGCTCCTGGAGAAAGTGCAGAAATATATAAGACTCGTACTGGATATGTACATTCTATATATGAGCAGTTTATAGTATTAGCTTTTCCATATACTGATAGTTATGGTAACGAATCAGAGTTCAAAGAAAGTTTTACAACTTTCCAATTTAGAGGAATTAGTGTAGCTCGAGCATAGTATAAAGAGTATACCTTAAATGGTATACTCTTCTTTTTGTGAATTTTTGTGTAAGTTCAAAAAAAGAAGCATATACTATAATAGTGAATAAGGACTTAATCTTATTCTTTATATTATAATTTTAAGGAGGAATTTGTAATGACAAAGGAAAGAGAGCAAGAAAACATGTTAAAAGAAATAAAGAAAGAAGCTATTTATATGGTGGAGGCTATTGAAAGAGATTATGAACCTTCACAAATAATGGAGGCTGTTGTCTATGCAATGGACAACAAAGAGACTATTGAAAGTTTTAGTAAGAAACCTGAAAGTATTAACGAGCTATATGACCTATATGTAATACAAGGACATATTTTTAAACCATTAGCTCCATTAACTGGAATATCGTTAGATAAAGAGAAAGTAGATTTTAATGAACTAAAATCTATGATTCTAGAGGCTGATGAATCTAATATAATTGAAGTATTTGAAACAACTAAAGGATTACCTGTATTACCAGGTGACCAAATAGAAAAGAATCTTAATAGGATTATGTTAGAAAGTGCTAATGAAACTATTGAAAAAATTAAAGGAGGAAAATAATATGATGCCATCACTTGCTGAAATGAAAGTTAGAATGGGAGCATTGTTACTGAAAGAGTTTGGGGAAGATTTCGTTGATATGGAACAGCAAAATATCCATATAAAAAATCTTGAGCTAGAAAAGCTCAAGAATAAGAAGAAAACTCTACAAGCTGAATTAGATTCTCTAAAAGTATCTGAAGAATTTCAACCAACTCCAGTAGTAGCTCCTACAATTGTAGAAGAACCTAAACCTGTTGAGCAACCTGTAGTTGAAGTTAAACCAGCTGATAAGAATGAGGAAATTCAATCTCTAGAAAAAGAGATTGAAAATACTCAAGCTGCTCTTAAAGTGGCTAAAGATGAAGCTGCTAAAAAAGAAGTAATAGATGTAATTAAAGCTAAAATAATTTCTCTATTAAAAGAAACTCAAAAGAGTTTCAATAATATAGAGATTATTAATGCGGTCTCAGCAATTGTTTCGATTCCAGAGAAAATTGAAGCTCTGAAAAAATCACTTGCAGTTAACATGCAAGATATGTTAGCTGACCCTAAATACAAAGATGAAATAATCCAAGTATTAAACAAATTCTATGATATTTTTGTAGAAGCTGTTCCAGTATTTGGATTAATTAAATTCCCTTTAGATATTAATGGTTTAGTATCTAGATTAGAAATGGTTAAGACTATTGAAGATGTAGAAGCCACTATTAGTAACTTAGGGACGATGTTCGAAAGTCTTGATATTTTTAACGATGATAAGTTATCTATAGCTACAGCTAATCATGAGTGGACTAAAGAAGAGCTAGAACTTCTTGGAACTACTCAAGAAGAATTGCAGAAAAAAGGTAAAGAACTTCAAGCTGCAATAGATGTAGAAGTTCCAACTAATGTGGAGGAAGGTATTAGCAGACTGATGTTCGCTTACCCAGGAGCTTTAAGAGCAGAGCATAATCATTTGTCTCCGACAAATACTGTGTTTACTGCTCAAAATAGTAGCGGACAACAATTAACAATTGTTCCACTATTAGATGACAATAAGCAGTTAACACGAGTTAAAATAGCTCTAAGCCCAATAGAGTTATTTCAAGATGGAACAGTAGT